GTTCAGATCACCGAAAAAGACTTATCACTAAGAGAGACAATTCCATCAGGAACAATTATCGTAGTTCCAGGATTTGCTTCCCAAGGTCCAGTTAGCGAACCAGTACATATTACTTCAGCAAGTGAGCTCGAGAGAATATATGGCGCTCCAACTACGCCTGCAGAAAAATACTTTCATTATTCCTGCAGAGAAATTATCAATTCTCCTTGCAGATTGACAACTCTTCGCTTACCATATGGAGAAGGAAACGGCAATGGCTACACAAACGGTCATAGCGTTTTGCTTTATCCTATGATGTCAGCAGTTGGTACGGGTCCTTCTGCAGTTGAATGGATTATTGGAGCTCCCACTCACAAAGCCGTTGATCGCGTTCAATACGAAAAAATTATTGCTGGGGATTTTACGTGGGCGGACGTTAACTCAGGGACTACTTCCACAGGATCTGTTTCTGCTGATATTTTACCTGGAATTTCTTCTGCTTACGACGTTAAAGCTGGGTTTATTGTAGTAAATGATCTTCAAACAACTATAAACGAGGTTGGCGAGGGATATTATGTTGGTATGGCTGACAACAAATCAATGTATCTGGCCTCAATTCCTCCTTCCGTTGGAATTACTTCATTTGATTCAATTAGAACAATTCAAACTCTTACAACAGAGATGAATTCTAATTTTAGCGCTATTGATCCTCTTAGATTAGATTTCGCTCTTTCAGCAACAAATTACGAATCAGTTCGTGGTGTAAATTCTGTTTCAGAAAATTTAGAAAAAGTTGGGTTTGTTGGTTACGAAACTCCTCTTTATCAAGATAATCTTTCCCTTGGTGTATTCAGAGTTCGTCGCTCTATGACAGACAGTTCATTATTGACTCTGGCTTCAGTAGAAAAATATCTTGGAAGCTTGGATTCAACTAGAAAGAAAGTCAGTCCAAGTGGTGGCAATTTAACCAACTCCTTCATGGAAGAGATGATTAACGACGCCTCCCCAACAATTAAAATGTATGTTAATCCAGAACTTTCTAACAAATTTGACTGGACAACGGGAGGTACAACTCCTACATCGAGAATTACAATGCACAATGAGGCTAAAGCTCTTCATCCTATTGGCGTTTATACGACAGACAACCGCAACGCAGAAAAATTAAAAGTAATAGGAGACGTTCCAGCAAAACTTGACAAATCTTTACGCTTGCTTGAAAACGTTGAGAATACAGAACTTGACGTCATTATTGATGCCGGTCTTTCGACAATTTACTCAACATGCAGATTTGCGTCAATAAGCGCATTCAATGATTCTGTGTTTACACCTAACCCTTCTGTTGTGATACCAGATTGGAGTGAAGTTACAAGTGTGTTAATTAACTTTGTTGAAAACACACGTAAAGACTGCTTCGCCATCATTGATCCTCCTCGCTCAATTTTCATTAGCGGAAAAGACTCCAAAAAAATAGATTTAGAGTCTGTAGATTTTAACACAGATATGTATGCCCCTCTCAAGCAGTGTGCTGGATTTGAAACCAATTATGCAGCAATGTATGGTAACTGGATTAAAGTCTCAGACATTTATGGAGCACAAAGAATGTGGATTCCTTTTTCTGGGTACGCTGCAGCCGTTTATGGCAAGAGCGACTTAGCTGGCCATATGTGGTCAGCTCCAGCTGGTGTAAATAGAGGTACTTTTAATGCCTTGGATATTGCAATTAATCCAAACTTAAAGCAAAGAGATCGCCTATACGAAATTTCAGTCAATCCGGTTGTTTACTATCAAAGCGATGGTTATTGTATCATGGGACAAAAAACCCTACAAACAAAACCAACAGCCTTTGACAGAATTAACGTTCGCAGATTATTTCTAGCACTTGAACGTGAAACAGTCAGAACATTAAGAAGATTTGTATTTGAACCAAATACCTCGTTTACAAGAACAAAAGTCAAAACTTCTATTTTGCCGATATTTGACTTAGCAAAAAACACAAGCGGCTTGCATGACTTTTTAATTGTAAGCGATGATCGCAACAACACAATGGAATCAATTGAGAACAACGAATTGATCGTTGATATCTACATCAAACCAGTCAAAACAGCTGAGTTTATTTTGGTCAACTTTATAGCAACAAGAGCAGGACAAGACTTCCAAGAACTCTTATAAGTTAAACAAAACAAATAAATAATATAACATATGGCATACACAATTCAAGACTTCTATCGTACAGCTTCAAGCAAAGACTTCGCGAGGCTTTTTCAATTTAGAGTAACTCAGTTTGGCAATATTGACTTTAGTCACGATCAATTGGCTTATATTGAAACAGCCTCCCTCCCAGGAAGAACAATTAATAATATTCAAGTTCCATACATGGGACTTCAATTCAACCTTCCGGGAACTGTCTCTTATCCAGGTTCTGCTGGTTATCAAGTTACATTTAGATGTGACGAAGGTTACGACATCAGAGCAGCACTAGAATCTCAAATGTTCTCAACATTTGATGAGCAAACGTCCTCAGGCGAATACTCGCTTCCAAAAAGCAATAGTAACTTAATCATGGAATTGGTCGACAAAGACTTTAAAACAAAAAGAGTATACACTCTCTTTGGTTGTTATGTACAAGCTATGGCTGACACTCAGTATGATATCAAGGATAATGGAGCAATTGCTAGCGTGCAGTGCACACTTGCTTATCAGTTCTGGAGATCAGGACCAGATGGCTCAGCTGGACAACTTACTTCCCCATACGATAAAAATGGTAAAGTAAAT